GTTTGTGAAGAAGAATGCCAAACATCCATATTTAAGGATTCCCACCAATATTTAGCAAAACTATCTAATATATTTTTTACAGGTGTAGATGGGCCACAGGCACTTACACCTCCACGCAAAGGATTTCGTCGTGTTTTGATTTATATTTATGAAAGAGTATTAATTGGAGAATGCTAATCCGCCCATACCGGACATTACACGAAGAACGTTATAGTTTATAGCGTATATACGAACATTCCAAGTTCTGTCATTTGAGTCTTCAATATAATCAGCTCCATCTAAAGTTAAAACTAGAGTAGCTGTATCAATACGAGAAAAGTTACAAGTTCCAGAAGGTTGATGTTCTTCAGGTCTGATAGCAAACGAATAAGAAAACGCGGCAGTTCCTACTGGAACACCTGTGTGATGTTGAAAAGATTGAACCTTATTAAAATAATCTCCGTAACGTCTATCTAAACGATCTTGACCGTTAATTTGAATAGTCTGTTCAAATACAGGAGCACCATCATAAACAAAAGGAGTCAGACGAGTCTGCGCAGAAGATGCTCTGTAATTTGATGTCGGAACCTTACAATTCGTATAACAAGAAGGTTGAACAACCCAGATGAGTTCTTTGACAGGATGATTAAAAGTTAAATCAATACGTTTAGCTGCAGTAGCAATTCCTACGTCTTCATTAAACTGAACTTGTTCAATAAGATATTCATGTGATTGTTGAGCAAATCGGCGACGTTCATCTGTATCTAAATAAACATAATCAACATATAAGGCAGCAGAGGTAGCGTTAGGAAGAACTGGAATTTCCGTATTGTAATTTCCCGCAACTTCTTGAGGAGATTTCCAATAAACATTAATCTTAACTTCGTGATATTGAAGAGCAATCAAAGGCAAAGCAGTGCCTGGATTCTGAGTATAGAAAAATGGGAGAGGAATGTACAGAATGTTTGGAATAGATTGACGACCATTATCGTTCGAACATCCTGGATTTGTACCAAAAGTTAATATGTCAGCTCTATATCTAGGCGTACTAAGCATTCTTGATAAGTTGGCAAGTTTGTTACTAGAAAAAGTCAATGAAGACCATAAAACCATGTATTCGGAATATAGACGATCAATAACTTGTCCACCAATATCAATTTCTACACGATCAACAAGATTATAACCAAGATAAGTACCTTGATCATTCAAATAACCGTGATTCCATTTAGCCGGATGACCAGCTAAATTATTAGTAGGAAGTTCTACTTGGATATAGGTAGAAAACATCAGATCAGCATATCTGTTGACAACTGCACTTTGTCTGGTTCCCCAGATAGGTTCACCACTCATGTTGACACGAAATGGTTCCATAGCAAAATTGGTGTGACGATTATATAGACCCTTCCAAAACGTGATCTGGGGATTCCCGGAAATATATGCGTCTTGAGCTCCATAAGCTACCAATTGTAGAAGACCACCTCCCATTTATATGTTCATACGCATAATTTTTTAGTGCTTACGACGTCTGTGAGTTTTGCCATGCTTGCGACGACGACGTCCGCCCATACCAGAAGTTTCTGCTGCCGCATCAGCTGTTTCAGTCTTCGCTGCCTCCTCTTCTTCAGAAGAAGAACCGTCCTCACCACCACCACTCTTTACCTTATGCCAAGTCTTCTTGGCTTCCTTGATCACTTGCTTGAGTCCCATACCTTTCTTGTAGGTACCACGACTCTTCATGGTTTTCATGGTTTTCTTAATGTGCGTAATCCACTTATTGGCCATTTTATTTAAACGCGGGAAAATACTCGCTGCTCAGAACACAATAGATTTATCTCCGGTCTTTGGATTATGATCATAAATCGGAGATGTGGCAGCCATAGGTTGAAAGGAATGTTCAGGTGGAGGGAGGGCGGGCTTTTTGTAGACGACAGGTTTATATCTTAAGTAACTGGGTTTTAATAAAACACTTCCTTGCTGAAACTTACCTATATAGATTTCCATCATTGCGTCCAAAGAACCATAATTCATCATAATCCATTGACATCCATAACCGAATAATACAGTAGGATTACCATTTTTTAAATCAGGATCAGGATCAGGAATTACCATCGTAATTGCTTTTCTATTCGAATCAATTAATTCTTCGTGATCATAAGGTTGAGACGCAGCCATAAATGATAAACGTCTTAAATTAGAAGATCCCCAAGATAAATTGACTAATTCATGCATTCCAGGAGCTCCTTTCACTTCTGGTCCTGAAACAATAATCAATTTTCCAGCAAGATTACATATCGGTTCAGTGGCTAAATCTTTAGTTCCTTGTCCTTCAAAAGCGTACTCAGGAGGTAAGAAAAATCTTGCTAGTGTTTGTTTCATAATTTCAGCACATGCTTCCATAGTATTAGTTTTTTGCGTATGAAACATCAAACTGAGCACAAAAGGATCAGATGCTGTTTTAGTTTCAACTTTATTAAATGCTGTATTTGCTATTGATACACAACAAGATTCAAATGATACTGAATTTTTAGCATAATCATATCCCATAGATTCATTTTTTAAACCTACTACAGGTTTCCCATCAGCATCAGAATAAATATCTAATTCTACTAGACGAGCACCAGCTTTAATTACCAAGGGTAAAATTCCATCAGAAATATAGTCATATACTGAAGAAGATGGAAATACAGAATATGATGATGAAGCAATATAATAATCACATAATCGTGTATCATCTCCGGTCGGACATCCTAAGGGAACTAATTGAGTTACTTGTTCATAAGTTCCCATAGTTAGAGATGCTCGTTGTACAGTAGCCATATCAGATCCTGCTATTGTTCTCCATAAAATTAGTCCAGCAATACAAATCATTAAAAAAATAAATAAGGGAGGGCCGTATTGTTGTACGAAAGGTGTCTCCATTATTATCCTACCTTAAAAAGAAGTTTACGAAATTTATTAATAATATCATCTGGAATTCGTTCATCTAAAGGAATTCCTAAAAGACACCAATAATGAAAATATAAGGAATATACACCACATTCGGAATCTTTAAATTGATGACGTGTAGTATTTCGTGTTAATTCAGTTTTACCCATACCCATTTGATCAATTTCATGTTTCCATCGTGTCATCAGAATATTAATTTCTTTTTCAGGATGAGTAGCATACGAATCAAAATATGTGATACGTGGATATTCTAAGGTTTCATCTATATCTGCAAATAAAGCAAACCAATGTTTTCCAGGGCCATCATGTTTATCCGTATTAAATACAATTCCAATTTGTCGAAACCCTTTTTTGTGTAGATCAGCAACTTTTAATGAACATAAAACATTAACTAGACATTGGCCAGATTGAGATTTCAAATCAAAATCAATAGGAATACATCCTAAAAATTTATATTTGGGAAATAACCTTTCAAATCCATGTTCAACTTGTTCAATATCTGTTGAAGATAACCAATCTTCTGGTTTAGTAATCCATGAATCAGGAGCTTTAGGACGTGTTAATAAATTAGCTACAATACATGATGTTTTTCCTGATTTACATTTTTTTTGGAATCTGGTTTTTAAAGAATTCCAAATATCAGTTTCAGGAATAGGTTGTTCATTTGGATGTTCAGAATTATACGCTTTTCTGAATTGCGCTAATGTTTCTTCATCAAACATCCTTTACTTGTAAAACGGATACTCTTTTTCTATTTATATCACCAGTACAAGAACACCATGAAGTACGCCATCTTACTCGTCCACCGGTTCAATCCGGAGGAAGAGTACATGATAAAAGTTGTAAATAGTATGAGAGCTGTGAATGACGCATTCAGGTACTTTGGTAAGCGTGGGTGGTATGCTACCTACTCAGAATTCTAATGTAAAAATGAATTCTTTTTTTATGAGAATACAGAGAGTACAACAACACACGATGGTCAAGAAAGGCGATCGCGTGTGGGTGAAGATGTACAGCAGTTACATTCTGGTTACAGTCTTGGGTGTTCGCTCGGAAAACTTTTATAGAACTCACAGCGAGCGGGTGATTACATTTCACCGGCACGGAGATTGCTTGGACATTGTAACAGTGCCTTTGACGGCAATTGTTAACTCACCATTGCAAGACATGGTCTAGGGTCAGAGTTCGCTCTGATTTTTCATAGAGTTTAACAATTCTATTAAATGAGTGTACGTATACCATTACAGTAGTTCCTATAACAACCGGAAGAATCCAATTCATTTAGATTTAGATGAGGGTAAAATTGAAGTACTAAAACGAGGATGTTTTAATCTAAAAAATTTCCATCGACATTCTTTCATTCCAGGAATTAGTAAATTATTAATCATTGGAGGATCCCATCGATTATCTTTAAATAAAGCTGCTCCAACATATTTAGGTCCCATTTCTTCTACTTTTTGTTTCATTGAATTTTTGATTGTCTTAAATGTTTTCAAATAATATGAACGATGTTCTTGAATATTCATTTCTTTAGTTAAGTTATGAACAGCTTCTGTACATGCTTTTCGATGTTCACGGAGTTTTGCTTGATATTCTGAAGTTGCTATGAGAAATTCTTTACGTAGTTCGGAAATTTCAGGATCTCGAATAGCTTGCATAAATAATTTTCGAGCAAGTCCAACAATTTCTAATTG